AGCTACGGAACCGACAAGATATTTCGCAAAGCCAATCGCACAAACTTTGGTTCGAAATACATCCGCAGTGACAACCCATTCGGCAGCTAGCATCGCTGTAGTTCCTAAGGATCTATTGTTGTGGGCGATCTTCGTTGCTGGTACTGGCACGTTGTCGTTGTCGGCAGCTTCAATCTCTGCCGGTTGGTCTGTGATTTCATCTCACACACATTCGTCGGCGGGATACAAATGGATGTTGGTGGGTAAGTTAATCACTGCTGCTGGCACCGAAGCGAGTCCAACGTGGACCACATCTGCAGCGTATACATCGTCCTGTAGAGGGTATCGAATTGTGGATGCTGATCAATCTGCTTGGAATGCATGGATCAAGAACAATGACGTCGCATACCCTGGAGCCGCCACACCAGCATTGTTTACCTTTGATTTCTCTGACATTACCGAGCCAATCGCTGCCATCGTGTGGACTATGAATCCGACTGGATCTGGCTCAGTAGGTAGTGGTAGCCAATTCAATAAGTCTGCTGAAAATAAGATTTGGTCAGGCAACAGTGATGGTTCGTTGCCATATGCTGGAACTCGTCATCATTCAGCGGACGCCTTGCTTGATCCAGAAGTTGACATGACTGTTGAATGGAATCTTCCATCTGGTACATCCAGCGGAAGAATGGATGCTGTCATGATCGGAATTTTGGGAGCATTGATTCCCGATCCGGTTACTGTAACAGTTGAACAAGGTTCGGGTCAAGCTGATCCGGTTACCGGTGACTTCACTGTCGTATTTGATGTCACTTTCTCAGAATCTGTCACGGGTTTTGTGAGTGGTGATGTTCAAGTCGGAGGTACTGCGGTTCCAACAACAGCTGTTGTTGCAGGAAGCGGCGCTTCATATACGGTAAGTGTCACGGGCATGACCCGAACAGGTAAAGTCAGTATTTATATTCCAAGAAATTGTTGTACTTCTGTAGCAACTGGTGCTCCCAATGTCCAATCGCTGTCAGTAGATAATGAAGTTACTTGGAACATGCCGCCGATTACGGTCACGTCACTTGGCGCAGCTGTTGCTGGTGGCGGTGCCAGTTCTTCAACGATTGCATTGACTGGTTTAACAATTCCTGATGGAGCCGTTGTGATTGTGTTCGCTAGTTGTGGTCTCACTGCAGCTAACACAATTTCAGCTGCTGCAACAGGTATCACATTCAATACATTCTCGACGCATGATAACACATCGCCAACTCCTGATCGATTGACATCGATTCTATATGGCGTGGCGTCCGGAGCTGGATCCACGATCACTGTGACTTTCCCAGGATCGTCGACTGAGCGCATGATTGAAGCTTGCTATCTAGGTAATGCACCGACCGGTAACAATGGTTTGGATGCACTGACTCGTTCGGCGCACAATCACGACAACACTTTTGCTATAACGTTAACATCACTTGGTGAGCGCAGCACACTTGGATTCGCCTGGATTGCTGGCGATGCTGGTGGTACACCAATTACAGGTTCTGGTGCAACCACGGTGTTGGATTATTCACCAGCAGCATCACCATACAACATGGCGATCGTGAAATGGACGGGTGCAGTAACAAACCCATCTATGTCTGCCGGTGCTTTATCAGGAGGAACGGGCGTTGCCTTAGAATTGCACGGAACGTTGTCATAGGAAAGGAGGCTCTGGTGGCTGGTAAGTCAAAAGATCGGCCCCTGAGCCGTCCTGCAACGTCACCACAAGACAGAGAGAATCAACTTGTTGCTCTTGCTACTGATTTAGCAGAGGACCAGATGAGAGAAGGCACGGCGTCGGCCCAAGTTATCAGTCATTATCTGAAGCTTGGGTCAACTCGTGAACAGCTCGAACAAGAACGACTTCGGTATGAGACGAAGTTGCTCGAGGCGAGAACTCAGCAAATTTCTGATGCAGCACGAATGGAGGAGTTGTACGCCAACGCGATTAACGCGATGAAGACCTATCAAGGTCAAGAGGTTCCGGACGAGTACGACTATGGCTACGAAGATTAGAACATACGGCGAAATGATTCGCTTCGACATGTTCGAGGATAGATTCGAATATTTGAAACTCGAAGGTGTGGTAGGAAGGTCCACATTTGGGTTTGATCGGGAAGTCAATCAAAGATTCTATCGGTCAAGGGAATGGAAGAGTATCCGAGATTCCGTTATCGTGAGAGATAATGGATGTGACTTGGGGGTACCCGGTTATGAGATACATACACCTCCTCTTATTCATCATGTTAATCCTATTAGCATTGACGATCTTGTGGGTGGCCTACACTGGATATTGGACCCCGAGTATCTAGTTACCACAAGTCATGACACACACAACGCTATTCATTATGGCGATAGATCGCTCTTACCAGTTCAGTACGTGGAAAGGAGACCTGGTGACACAACCCTTTGGTGATTTTACTGAGGAAGACACGATCGATGAGAACGATATTCCTCTAGAGGCAATCGACTGGGAAGCTGTTGAAGAATTACAACGTCGGATGGATGAAGTCCAAGTGATTCCGGACAGAACCGAAAGGAAGAATGCTGCCAAGGCACTCGTCCGTGAACTGAACGGAGAATAGTATGGGTGCTTTTTGGTTGCACGACATCGATGAGATTCTCCAGCAAGGTGTTGGACGAGGAATCGTTGAACTCGTTGAAGTTCATGGGTATGAAACTCGTTCTCGTGGCTCGGGCGGTTTCGACTCTCTCAACGGAATCTTAGATCATCACACCGCTTCTGGTCCATCTTGGGATTGGGATCGAGACATTCAGTACTTGGCTTTCACAAATCAGTATGCACCTTCACCGATTTCTAATCTCTATGCTGGCCGTGAAGGTCGTATAGCGATCATCGCTGCTGGTGCCTCAAATCACGGTGGACTAGGAGGAGCTTACAAACCTGGTGGCCCGATCTATGTCGATGTCAACAGAGCAAACCAAACTCTGATCGGCAAAGAGATGGGAAACAACGGAGTAGGAGAACAGTGGCCATGGAAACAAATCATGGCTTCGATCACTACCGATGCTCTTATTTGTCTAGCCGAGCGGTGGGGATCAGGCCGAGTGTTTGCGCACAAAGAGTATTGCGGTCCTGGAACGACCCAACCAGGGAGAAAGATCGACCCGTTTGGTCCATGGGAAAACCATCCACAAAGGTTTTGGCCAGACGGATCCTCGTGGGGCCCAGGGCAGGGCGATATTTCTGCGTATCGTACCCTCGTCGACAAGAAGATGGTTGAACTCTCACAGGAAGTGAATCTCATGAATGCATTTGTTATTCGTCCCGACCATATTCCACCTAGGATCCTCGATACTCGAGGCCCCGCAGACAACTTCGATGCTTATAAGGTCAAGGCTGGTGCCACGTTCACGGTGCCCGTCCCAGGTGGGGCCGGCAAGACATGTGCCATCATTAATCTCGCAAGTGTTCATTCTGAAGGACAAGGTTTCCTTACAGCTTGGGCTAGTGGTGGACAACCAACGTCTTCCGAGATGAATCCGGTTCCGACAAGTGCTGTCGCCAACGAAGTAACAATTCCCCTGGCTCCCGACGGGAGCTTCAAGGTCTACAGTAGTGTGCGCACGCACATCTTCATGGACCTTAAGGGTTATTACCAACCAATGTAAGGAGGCCATCATGGCTACTGCCAAAAAGTCAACCGCAAAGAAGACAACAGCAAAGAAGACAACTGTAACCAAGACTGTTGCAAAGAAGACCACAACAGCAAAGCGCACCGCCCGTGCTTCTGGTTCTCAGGTTGGAGATCCGGCAGAGGGGCTTGTTGCACCAGCCGAGGGGTTCCCCGGTAGCCCCGATGGTCTTCCGACTCCTGCTCTGGAAAAGAAGCCTTCGATCGTTGGTCGTTCAACTGGTGAGAAGCGATCAACTGTTTCTCGTTACACTACTCAGGGACGTCAAACCGAAGCACGCGTCAGCGAAGCTCGAACCATGTCTCTCGATGAAGTAGCTGCTCATGCCATGACAGGAAAGATGGGCACAGGTCGTGATCGCGATGATGCACTTCGCCAAGCTGGTCATGATCCAGCAGAAGTGACCAAGCTCATGGCCAAACTCAGCAAAGAATCACAATCCGAAGCAAAGACGCTTCCCATCCCCAATAACCGCCGGGGTAGTTCCTGGACGTAACCTCTTAAGGAGGGTTCATGGAAGAGAGCATCCTTACCAGCACTAAGAACAAGCTCGGTTTGGCAGCCGAGTATACGGCGTTTGACGTTGATATTATCGACGCTATCAACGGCGTACTAGCCAATCTTCCACAATTGGGAATTGGTCCTTCTGAAGGATACATGATTGACAGTGAGGCACAACTTTGGTCTGATTTCATCACTGATGGTGTTCCTGATATTCATTTGAATTCGGTAAGGACGCTCGTCTTTCTCAAGGTTCGATTGATCTTTGATTCATCAACGATGACCTCTTATGCAATTCAGGCAATGGAGCGTCAGATCGCCGAGATCGAATGGCGATTGAATCTAGCTCGTGAAGAAGCTCTCTATCCGTTGGAGGAAGTATGAGCCTGACGATAGTAGCGATCCCACGAGATGATGATTATGTGTGGAATATTTCTAGCGAAAAAGTTCCTCACTTGACGATTCTGGCTCTTGGTGATGATGTGTCAGAAGCGGACACACAACATATTGTTGATTTTGTCGAATACGCGTCATCATTAATGGCTCCTTTTGGAATGGATGTTGATTACCGAGGAGAGCTCGGTGAAAAGAAAGCCGATGTTCTTTTCTTCAGTAAAGAAGCCCGTTGGAGTTTCGAAAGAATCAATAATTTTCGAAGTAGTGTTCTTCAAGATCTCGCTGTCAAAACTGCATTTCGATCAATCGATCAATTTCCAGAGTGGAATCCACATCTTACGCTTGGGTATCCAGAAACTCCAGCGAAGAAAGATACTCGTGATTACCCAGGAACTCAATGGATAAGCTTCGATAGAATTGCTGTCTGGACTAGTAATTACAAAGGCCCAACTTTCCGACTAAAAGCAGAACACGATGAGGTGATTAGTATGAGCTTTACACAAATTGGAGAAGAGTTCATCGCTCATCATGGCGTTAAAGGCATGAGGTGGGGAGTTCGTCGAAGCAAGAGGGCACTCGAGCGAGAGCGTCGTCGATCGGAACATGAGAGTCGACGGTCGGAAGATTCAAAGCGTCATGCCGAGAATGCCAAAAAGCATCCAAGTCAATTGAGTGACAAGGAGCTCAAGGAGCTTCATAATCGATTGAATACCGAGAAGAATGTCCGTCAACTTCAAGCTGAAGGAAAGCGTTCTGCAGACAAGGTACTCAAGGATTTGAATAGACAGAATTCTCAGCTCGTTGCGTTGGGTCTTCCTTCATTGGCGATCGTTGGAAAGGCGGCAGCTAAGCCAGTAATTGCACTTGGCGCCATAGTTGCTGGGACAATTGTTGCTCGAAGTGCGATTCAATTTCTTCCAGATGGGAAGCTACCGATTTAGTGCATGACAGGAGGCGGTAGAATGACACTATCAAATACCGCCATTCCGAAATACTACGCGGAATTTAAAGAGCAGGTTCTGCGTGGTGAAGTTGTTGTCAATCGATGGATCTCTGATGAGATGAATCGAATTGAAGCATTGATTGCCAATCCTAACATTTGGTATGACGATCAAGCAGTAGAAGGATGGATCAAATACTGTGAACGTGAACTCACACTCACAGATGGTAGCGATCTATACCTTCTTGACACATTCAAACTGTGGGCAGAGCAAGTTGTTGGATGGTACTACTTCACCGAAAGAAGTGTTTGGGAACCTGCAGTAAGAGAAGGTCCCGACAGTCCTGGAATTCCTGGTCGCTTTGTTCGTAAGACGATCAAGAAACGCTTGACAACCAAGCAATACCTGATTGTGGCCAGAGGTGCCGCCAAGTCGATGTATGCCTACTGCTGGCACGCCTTCGTCTTGAACGTTGATACAGCCACTACCCACCAGATCACAACTGCTCCTACGATGAAGCAGGCGGAAGAGGTAATGTCGCCTTTCCGCACGGCGATTGTTAGAGCGAGAGGCCCCCTGTTTAGATTCCTTACCGAGGGATCGCTACAGAACACAACCGGATCGAAAGCATTACGAGTCAAGTTGGCGTCTACCAAGAAGGGTATTGAGAACTTCTTGACCAACTCGTTGCTTGAGATTCGTCCAATGACGATTCACAAGCTGCAAGGTCTGCGTCCTAAGTTGTCTACTGTCGACGAATGGTTGTCAGGAGACATTAGAGAAGACGTTGTTGGTGCAATTGAGCAGGGTGCCTCCAAGATGGAGGACTATTTGATCATTGCTATCAGTTCTGAAGGAACAGTTCGAAACGGTTCCGGCGACACAATCAAAATGGAACTTGAAGCCATCCTTCGAGGAGAGTACTTCGCACCTCACATTTCGATTTGGTACTACAGACTCGATGACATTGCAGAAGTTGCTGATCCAGCGATGTGGATTAAAGCTCAACCCAATCTCGGAAAGACGGTGAGCTATGAAACGTACCAACTCGACGTGGAACGAGCCGAAAACGCTCCGGCTTCAAGGAACGACATCCTGGCCAAGCGGTTTGGTATTCCTATGGAAGGGTACACTTACTTCTTCACCTACCAGGATACGATTCCGCACGAACGTTTCAACGTAAACGGAATGGCATGTGCACTTGGCGCCGACCTCTCGCAGGGTGACGACTTTTGTGCATTCACATTCTTGTTCCCGTTGGCTGACGGAAGATTTGCTGTTAAAACTCGCAGTTACATCACTGAGTTAACATTCAAAAAACTTCAGGCGGCAATGCAGATCAAGTACAACGATTTCCGGCGAGAAGGCAGCCTTCATGTCATGGAGGGAACTGTTCTGGACATGATGGAGGTCTATGATGATCTCGATTTATTCATTGAGCAATCACAATACGATGTTCGCTGCTTTGGATTCGACCCATACAACGCTAAGGAATTCGTGCAGCGATGGGAAGCTGAGAATGGACCATTCGGAATTGAAAAGGTCATTCAGGGAGCAAGAACCGAATCGGTTCCATTGGGAGAATTGAAGATCCTTGCGGAAGAAAGAGCTTTGGTGTTCGATCAACAGTTGATGTCCTTCGCCATGGGCAATGCCATCACCTTGGAAGATACAAACGGTAACCGGAAGCTTCTCAAGAAGCGGATGGAAGAAAAGATCGACAACGTGTCTGCTCTCATGGATGCGTATGTTGCATACAAGGTAAACAAGGAGGCGCTTGAATGATCATCGATGAAGAAGATTATTTGGCGCATCACGGTGTAAAGGGTATGAGGTGGGGAGTACGAAGAGAAGAAAAAGCAGTTGGTCGCCAAGCAAAAAGAGAACAAAAAGCTCAGAAATTTCTGGCTAAAGCTGATCAGATTCAAGATCAAATTGATTCAGTAAAAAAGACAAAGGTTACTCGGTCTGGAAAATTAACTGCTGGTGGTCGCCGACAAATAAACAAGCTTGAGCAAGAGAAGACACAAGCGCTTAAAGATGCCGAAGCTAAGCGCCAAGGAAAACTTACCGATCATCAAAGGAAAGTTGCAATTGGTGCAGCTGCTGTTGGCGGAATTGTAGCAGCAACGGTTACAATTAAATTAGTACAAAAGGGTGAGTTCCGTAGGCTTGGCGCAAAAGGTAAAGCAGCTCTTGGGCACGATATTTCATTCAAGCAAAATTCAGCTCTTGCTGAGACAGGACTATCTCCAGAACAAATTCATCAACGAATAGTTAAGGGAGTCAATCCTGACTACGGTGGCATTGGAACCAAGATGAATTGTCGTCGTTGTACATTTGCATACGAAATGCGACGTCGAGGATTGGATGTACAAGCTACTCGAACCACAAGTGGTAGTGGTCAGAATGCATCTGGTCTCTTGAATGCTGTTACCCCAGGAGAGAAACTCTTGCCGACGGGAAAGATCCCAACTCTATTCAACGCAGCAAAACAAGCCGGTAAAAAGGCTGATAATCCAGACGCAGTTACGCCACTTTTGGATCTTGTAAAGACCGGTCCAGGTAAGACTGCCATTCCAGGAACTCATCCCCTCGTTATTCTCGAAACCTTAGCGAGAGAACCAAATGGATCTCGTGGAGAACTCGGGGTTACTTGGCGTGGAGGTGGAGGACACAGTTTGGCATACGAGATCATCAACGGCGCACCAGTTATATTTGACACTCAAAACGGTCGAATGTACAAAGACGATAATTTCATTGGAGCTCTTTCTGGAGTTGGTAGCGCAGCATTTACTAGACTAGATAATCTTCCATTAAACAACGACCAGCTTCTAAGGTGGGTGAGAAATGCTGACTAGTG